ACTTTTCAACTGACCAACGACCATTTGAGTCGGTGTCAAGGTCGAAAACACCAGCAGTTGTTGTACCTTCGGTAGCGCCGCGAACAGCGGTAACGTTGATTGTACGGACAACTTCACGGTTGATTTCAGCCATGATTTCAGTTGAAAGGATATTGGCTAGTTCGGTTTCGGCATCGAGACCATGGATTGCCTTTAGGTCTTGAGCGAGTTCGAGTGAGTACTCAGCCTTTAGAGCACGTGTACGAGCAGTAACGGTAACCTTCTCGATTGAGAAAGCCATTTCTGGGAACACGAGTGTTGAGTTTGAACCAAGACCTTCAGCTTGGGCTGTGGTCATTGCTTGGTTGTAGTTGTAGATGTTTGAGTTGGCGAGAACTGTTGTTTGAGCAGTTGTACCTGGGATATTGTAGGTAGCATTTGAGCTCTTTGATTCGCCACCAATTGTGCCACCTGTACCAGCAAGTGTAGCAAAGCCTGTATTAGCTTCTGTGTAGAAGGCTTCTGTACCGACTTGGTTTGCATAACGTGCACGCATTGCGAAGATAAGTCCTGTTGGACCAGTCATTGGCTGAACGCCGCAGATATCGTAAGCAATGAGGTTTGGCATTGCACGACGAACTAGTGAGATGAGCACTGGATCGAAGGTGTCAACGTTTGTTCCGCCTTCGGCTGAAAGAGCGTTGGCTGGAACTGATTCCATGAGTGATTGTGAGCCACGGATCATTGCTTCTGATGCACGGAGTTCACGTTGTGTGTTCTCGAGAACAGTTGCAGTGACGAGGCGGCGTTGTGAGTCGGTAATCTTTCCTAGATCTTCATGATCTAGTACTGGACCCCACTTCTTGTAAAGATCTTCAGCTAAATATGCCATTTTACTTTTTCTCCTTGAGTTTAGGATACCTTAATTTTATTTATAAAACGTTATTTCTTAACAGTTCTTGCAATTGCGCTGACGTTATTTTTGATCGAAGGATCGGTATAACCAACTGATTGAGTACCTTCTTCATCAAGTGAAGCTACGCCTGATGCTTCTTCAGTGATAATGTTTGTTGAAACTGTTCTCTTTTCAACAAGCTTTCCTCTGATTAGAGATAGCTTCTTCTTGTAGTCTTCAACCGAATTAAATTCCACACCCTCAGCTAGTGTGCGGAACTTTTCAATTTGAGTTGCTGCAAGACCTTCTGCAACTTCTGCAAATGTTTCGTCCATAACCTTTTCGTTTAGGTTCTTCTTGAGTTCAATGTTTTCATTTAGAACGTCATTGAGCTTTCCTTCTAGAGACTCAACTGTGTCAACTAGATCTGAGAGAACATCGTCCTTGCCAGCTGGAACTTCGATGTAATTTTCAACGAAAAGGTTCTTAAGTCCTTCGATAAATTCTTCCATAACCTCAACTTTGAGGGCGCTCTCGATAGCAACTTCGTTTTCTTTTACCCATTCTTCAGCGACATATGAAAGATATGTGTCAACTTTTTCTGAAAGAGCTTCTGTGATTTCAGCAACTTGCTCATTAAGAGCTTGTTCAAAAGCTTCTTCAAGAGCAGCTGTTTCAACAATTACACGAGCTTGAACTGCAGCTTCAAATAGTGTTGAAGCTTGATCCTTGAATTCTTCTGAAAGATCTTCACCGAATAGTTCGTTAAGGTCTTCCTTAACTGCTGATGAAGCAGCTGATGGCTTTGTAGCAATGGTTGCTGCATTCTTAGCAGCTGCACCAGCGTCGATAGCGTCTGCACCCTTTTGGCTTTGAGCAAGAGCGTCATTGAGGAAGTGTGAAAGGTCTTCCTTTGACATTCCGCCAATAGCAGCAAGAGCAGCAGCCATTAGAGCTGACTTTGAGTCAGTTGTGTCTGGATTTGAATTTGGCTTTAAGGTATCTACAGCTGATTCTTTGAAATACTTGTTGACAACTCTGGCGCCAGATGCATCAGCCTTCTTTTGAAGAACTTTTCTTTTTTGTTCATCGCCTCTTGAACCAGCTTCAGTAGCTTGAAGTCTGCGTGCGTCTGCTACTCTTTCGGCTGTTTTTAGTTCTATTTCATCAAGTTGACCGTCTACTTCTAGACCTTCAACATTGTCTTCTAGATCTTCTTCGTATTGTTCTGTCATTTACTTAACTCCTTTAGAGTAATATTTTCTAATATTTATAATTGTTAGTTCTTTGAGATTGAATTTAGAAACTTCTCAAAAAGTTTCAATTTAGTTGATTCATCAAGAGAACGTGAAGCAGAAGCTTTATTTATTTCTCTCTTGATTGATTCAAGGTGAACTTGTTTTAGCGCACCATTATCCCAAATCCATTCAACGCCTTCCATAATGCCTTGAACGAAAGCATCTGGGGCGGAAGGATCAGCAACAATGTCAGCTGCAGTGGCGAGATAGAAATCGCCTTGAACTTCCATAATACCAGACTTATTTTCCTTCAAAGAACCCATACCACGAGAAGAAACACCAAGTGATGCACCTTCATCGATGAGATTGCGAACGATATTACCCATTGGGGTTTCTAGAATTTTTGCTTTACCAATGAAATTTGAACCATCTTTGCGGATTGATTCAATCATGTGAGAAACGCGATCAAGGTTAATAGATGGACCTTGTGGATGACCTAGTTCACCGTAAGCTCTTTTCTTTTCAACATTTTCTTTAACATAACGAGCAACTTCATTCTCAAGAATTGAAACTGGGTAAACTCTTCCGTTACGATTCTTTACGTCTGCTTGAAGAAACACGCCTTCAATATAAAGGTTCTTTTTGCCATTTTCTTTGGCTTCAGTGACGTATTTAATATCTTCGACTTGTTCTACAATGAGTTTCATATTAGACTCCTGCTGCTTTCTTTTGTCCCTCTAAGAGAAGGAATCCATTGGTTGTTCCTGTTAGAGTGATAACAAGATTAGCAACTTGATCTTGTTGCAAAGAAACACCGTTACCAGCAAAATCAAGATAACCAGTATCAGGAAGAACAGTAACTGTATTAGAACCTCTGGCTACTGTCCAGAATCCGCCATTTGCTGCACCCCACCAAATTTGGCTGATGTGAGCAGCGGCAACTTCTTCTCCACTCAAAGCAATGTCGCTAACTGAAGAATTACCAGCAACTACAACAGTAGAGTTTGCTGTGACGTGAATAGCAAATCCAGAAGATGACGATTGACCGAGTGCTTTATTTTGAATTGTTGCCATAATTATTCACCTCTTTTTGCTGAATAGAAAGCGCCAAGAGCCATTTGCGTTCTTTCTTTTTTGCTTTTACCAGCAAAATTTGGATTCTTAGAATGAACGAAATCGCTGATCCAAGCCCCTATGCCATCAGAAACCTTTAGTTTTTCTTCAAGGTGTTCGGTTTCTTCTGGCAAACGACCAATTGGGCGACCCCGTTTTGTGCCCAATGTTGATTGTATTGCCTTTTTCAATTTACGAGTAGGCAATCCTTTACGATCTGTCAAAGTACCCTGTTCTTGATCCTCGCCTGGGCGATTATTTGGTGGGACATACGATGGATCTTCATTACCAGTGTCTGGCTCTTGGTTGAAATCATTAGCATCTGTTCTCCACTTGGCTTTTTCTTCAACATATTCAACTTCTTCTTTTTTCATATTCCTAGATTTTAGCTTACCTGCAACGTAATCAACTGTTTTAGTAACTATACCAGGATTATAAGAACCTGTACGCTTGCGGATCTTTTCATCAGCAACTTCTGTTCCATATACATCATGTTTAATTGTGTTACGTTGAGCAGCGGCTTTACGAACAGCATCCATTTTAAAAACTGACAACTCGTCAACTTGTTCAACTTCTTCATTACGAGCAGCTCTCTTTGCTGCATCAGTAACTGCTTTGCTCTGACCTTTGATTGACTTATCTGGTGAGTCAATCTGTGCCTGTCTAAGCTTTTCAGGACCAAGCTTCTTTACACCCTTGCCAATCTGATAAAAGTTCTTCATCATCTTGTTAGTAGGGTTACCCTCATCAACCTGTTCAACTTCTTCATAAACTTTTTCATCTTCGTTTGGATCATAACCATGACGTTCGTCTTTGCGACCAACAGTTTTAATATTGGTTGCTTGGAAAACATCATCGCCATTACCATTACGATCTTTTTGTTTAACGACGATGTGCTTGTCAACAAACTTCTTTTCGTCTGGAGACTTAGGCTTATAGACTTCTAGAATCTGTTTAAGAGTTTTCATCTTGATCTTCCTCTGTTTCTAATTGTTCTAAATCCTCGTCGCTAAATTCGTAATCTTCCAAGTCCTCGTCATTGTATTCAAAGTCTTCATCTTCCACATCATCTTCATCATATTCGACTTCGTCATTATTTTCTTCTGGCTCTTCTTGGTTTTCCGAATTACCAAACATGGCTTTAGCGACTTCAATTTTCTTTTGTGCTACAGCATCTAATACTTTTTGCCCCATTAATGCATTAAAAGCTGCAGAAATATCTACTGGCTTTTCTTCAACAGAAAGATCAATGATGTCATAAGGTGTATATTGGTCGGGCATTTAAATCTCCATCAAAATATTTATAATTTATTGTTGTTGCTGATCTGGCGCTGGTGGTTCTGGTTGTTGTGGTGCTATTGGTGCTGGATTATATTGTGGTATTTCCATCTCAGCAGCAATTTCCTCATCAATTTCCTTAATTTCTTCGTCAGTTTGTTTCAAAATATTTTTACGAATCCATGTATTTGAAACATATCTACCAGCATAATCATCAATATTACGGAGTAGATTAACGCGATCAGTCATAATTTCAGATACTTTTAGTTCTTCAAAGTGATTGTCTTCAGCGAATTTAAATTTGATTTGATTTTTAAATTCAATCCAATCCTCAGAAGTAATAATTTGCTTTAGGATCAATTGACGTTCAAGTAATCTCATAAACAATACTGAAAACTTAGATCTCAAACGTTTAATGAATTTGGCGAACTTAACTTCATCTCTTGAGATTTCAGTAGCTCTACCAAAATTAAATGTTGCTTCTGATTGAAGTCTGGTAACTGGAACGTTTAGAGACTTGTATAGTTTATTTTGGAAATACTCAACATCAGACATTTCGCCAAGATTTTGTCCAGCTGGAAGAGTTGTAATTTCTGTACCTCTGCCGCCTTCGCGACGTGGGAGCCAGAAATCTTCCAACATAGTCATAAACTTACGGTCGTCTCTGATTTCACCAGTTGTAGCATCATATACAAGTTTATTTTTGAAGCGAACCATAATATCACGAAGATATTGTTCTGCTTTCATTTTTGGTAAGTTGCCAACGTCAATATAGAACACTCTGCGTTCTGGCGCACGAGAAATTCTATAAATGATTGTCGCATCTTCAAGAGCGCGAAGTTGGTTTAGTGGTTTAATTGCTTTGTGAAGATATGAAAGAACCATATCTCCATTGACGCTTGTCAATCCTGAAGTAACGTGAGCAATTGAGTCCTTAGAAATTCTTAAAGAACCACCAGTTGCAGCATAGGAGGCTGTTCCTGGAGACTTATTGCTAAATCCTTTATCATTGTAAATGTAATATTCAGCATTAGTTTGCTGAACAGTTACATCATTCTTCATTTTCTTTTTGGTTACTTCTTTGACCTTACGAATTTTGCGTGGGTCAATGTAACGTAATTCTTTAATACCTTCAAATGGAGCTTTTTCATCAACAATAACATGGTAGTATAATCTACCATCAACATACCACTTACGGAATATTTCGTAAGCATAAGAATTGAATTCCAACATAGTTAGAATATTGTCAAACTCATTGGTAATTAGTTGCTTGATGTTGTCTGGTTGTTCCATTTCATCAAGAATAATTGAGACAGTTTTTTCTTCGTCATCAATAACGATAGCATCATTGACGATGTCGTCAATTGCGGAATCAACTTCCGGATGCAAAGACATATCTCTGTAACGAGTAACAAGTTCAGCTTCAGATCTAATTGTACCGTCTAGATCAACGTATGTTCCATAAACACCACCAGCTGCAACGACCATCGCACCATCGTCTTCCATTGGTGGTGCAAATGATGGTAACTCGCTTCTTTCAGAAACTTTCCTTTTAATTTCAAATCCAAATAATTCTGCCATTTAATTTCCTAAAAGTAAGGAGGCTAAACTTTCGCCTAGCCTCCTATAAAGCGCGAATAACAAAGAAGGCTCATTGATATTTATTTGTCGATTATTGGTTCTTTAGCCAGTAATCGAACGTAAATGTCACGTCGAATGTTTCCACCTGATCGGTTGCATTCCAGTCTAGACCGATTGCGCCGATTGAAACTGGGAACATTCCAACGAACTCATATTGAGCGATTTCTTCGCCAGCTTGTCCATATTGTGTAACGATAGCATTCTTCTTGTATGACTCTGGAACGGAGGAAATACGAAGGTTGCCAATGTTTTGGTTGATTGTTTGGTGCCAATCTTCCAATGCGTTACGGACCATGAAGTTTTCATCATTGATAACAGTTACTTGCCAATCTTCGAAAGTTCTGTCACCAGCAAGGCGAACCTTTCTTCCGAAGTATGGGACTTCAACAACACCAACTGTTGAAGCTGGAATTTGCGCAGCTTGAATCATGAAGCGTGTATCAGTTCCAAGTCCTAAGATTGTAGCTTGGAAGAGCGTTGGTCTGGCTCCACCATTGACCATCGCTCCTCTAAATTGGTTGACATTAAAAGCCATCTGAATTCTCCTCTGGTATTATTAATTATTTATTAGAAATTACCAATGATTTCATCAAACTCAACACCAGTTCTGACTGCAACGAAGTTCAACTGGATGAAGTTGATGCTTCTAGCTGGCTTAATGTAGATGTCGCCGACAAACTCGTTGCGATCAATAACTTCGCCAGTGTTATTTGTTGAGTCACAGATAACACGGAAGTCAAAGATACCACGACGACCTTGAACGTCACGAAGGAATGGTTCGACAAGACCTCTGAATTGTGCTCTTGTGAACTCATCGTTGAACTCGAAGAGAGTAAACTTAGCAGCTGTAGCAATTGCCTTTTCGAGGACGATGAAGAGACGGCGAACGTTGATTCTATCGAAAGCACTTGGCTTTGAGAGAAGTGTCTTATCGCCGAACAACACAGTTCCTTGACCTGGGAATGTTACGACTGGGTTGACCCCATTCTTATAGAGTAGATCACGTTCAGTTTTGTTTGGGTTCCAAGCAAGTTTGACGATATTCTTGATTTGACCGCGATTGAATCCACCTGGAGAATACCATGGATCATTTGTTTGGTCTGTACGAGCGCAAAGACCAGCAATGTCACCATTTAGTGGGATATAGCGATATACGTCGTTGTACTTATCGTATTGATACTTATAACCGCTGTCGAGTACTGCGTAAGAGGTTGAGCGATTGATTGCATTTCTGAATGCAACCACGTCAGCTGCTTGATCGCCAGAACCATTTACAACGTCTGCTCTATCTGGTGAAGCGAACACAACGCAATCCTTGCGACTTTCTGCGATATTGTCGATTAGGTAAGCAGCAAGTTGTGCACCACCACCTGATCCACGAGCTTTACCTTGTAGAACTAGTGAAATGTCGATTTCTTCGGCAGAAGCAAACTTATCGTATGCTGCTGTTAGAGTGCTGATTGCAACAGCGTCTTCGGCATCACCATCTTGTCCTAGAACAAAGGAAAGTGTTTGTGGAACGTAGTTGGTTGAGCTTGCAATTGTTGCAGCATTTGCAGAAGAAGAGTTTGAACGATCATTGATATTGTAAACATAATTTGATGTATCGTTAATTACTGTTCTGTAGTAATTCGCAGCACCGTCTTTTGTTTTTGCGTCGGTTGCTCTTGAAAGATTTTTGTAAGCTTCTAGAACAGTTCCTGGAACGCCAGTAAACTTACCATCTTCGTCGGTAACAACAACGTGAACTTCGTCGATTGCTGATGTATTACCGAAGCTTTGGACGTATTCTGAAATACCTGGAGCTGCATCAACAACGTCGTAGAACTCCCAATATCTGGTGATTGAGGTACCAGAAGAAATTGCTGTGCTCAAAACGTATGGATCAGCAAAGTCCAACTTTACGTTTGCACCATCGGTTGTTTTTGCAGTAACCTTTAGTGTTTGCTTACCAATTGTTGTGTTGCCGAACTCAAAATAGTCACCAACTGTGATCAATGCAGCGTTACCAGTTGCTGCACCAGAACCACCGAAGTTTAGGTTTGCAGTGTTTGAACCAACGCCGATGTTGACTGAAGTCAATCCTGAGAATGTTGATGTGTATGCATTAGCAGAATCGCAAACAGAAACTTTTAGTGAGTTGCCGAGAGATCCTGGGAAACGTGCAATAAACACAACGCCACCAGTTGCTAGTGAAGGATATGTTTGAGCAGCGAAATGTGTTTCGTTCTTAGCAACATAAGATGACAATTCAACTGTATTTCCGATTAGTGCAGAATCAGTTGTTGCGATAGCATTGAAAACGCTATTTGGGCTATCTGTAGTTGATACTGATGATAGGTTTGCGGTTGTGTTAGCTGCTCTTGAAACGTAAAGAGAATTTCCGTATCCCAAGAAATTTGCAGCAGTAAACCATGTTTCAGCATTATGGCTTGATGGCTTGCCAAATCTTCTTGTAAGAGTAATTTCTGAGTCGATTAGGGTGGCTTGATCTACTGGACCCCATAAAAATACGCCAGCAACTGCACCAGTTGATGTTGATACGGCTGGAACGACCGTAGTCAAATCAATTTCTGTTACATTTACTCCTGGGCTTAATTGAAACGCCATTTGTTATCTCCTTGATGTAGGGTTAACCGATTTAATTGTATTTATTATTTTAAGAGGCTTGACTAAAAGGAGACAGTCCAAGGCTTAGGTTCATCCTCAATACCATCATCGTATATACCGAATGGGAGAACCTCATCATCAATCATTTTTTGATTTTCTTCATATAACACTTTTCTTATATCGCTATCTGTTACTTCCTTAAAATAAGGTTGTGCTGTAAGCCAAGCAAACAACACACAACACATTACCAAATCATCATGACCTTCTTCAGCTTCATAAGAGTTTCCCTTTTGAGAAAATCTTGACAACTCTTGTATTGCGTCATAATCATTCAATATCAATTGGTCTTTTTCTACAAGAGTTTTCAAATTAGCACAACCAATTCTTTTCACTTGTTTTGTTGTGCGCACGCCGAAATGAAGAGAACCGTTAAATCCTCCACTGAGGGTTTGTCCGTCTCGTCCGTTATTAGTTGTAAATAAAATAAACTCATATTCTAGATCATGGTGAAGAATATCTGCAACCTGTTGTCCAATGTCATTAGTTTCAACAAGCACCATTGCATTATTATAGTGAGTGGCTGCAGCATAAATGATGTTTGGGTAGAGTAGAGGCGAAATCATATTGTTTTTATAAACAGCACATACTTGATATGGCGGTTTTGATTTAAATACCACAAAAGCCGAGTAATCACCACCATTACCCCTTGACGTGTCAACCACAATAGTATATAATTCATTCTGTGATGGTTGATGATAGATCTTAAGATTATCTTGAGACAATATTGGTGTATGAAATACCAAAGCTCGAAGTTTCGAAGGATGAATCAGTGTATTTGACGATCCAAGGAACTCACATTCAAACTCAACTCTAAATTGATCCTCAGAAGTGTTTCTGACTTGTTCTTCTTTCCATTTTTCATCTCTGCCAGGAACATTTGACCAGTGTACATCGACTCTGGCGTAGTTATTTCGTCCTTCTTCAGAGTCTACCCAAATTTTGTAGAACAAATTTAGACCATTTGGCGTTGATGTGATCAAAACCTTGGAAGATTTACCAGATGAAATCGTTGGATACACTGATGCGAAGAATTCTTCCTGAATATTTGAAGGAACGAAGGCAAACTCGTCAAGATAGATGAGGTTGAACGATCCACCACGAACAGCAGACGAAGAAGTAGCAGCTGCAAGGATCTTTGAGCCATTTTCAAGCTCAATATTACCTTTGTTCCACTCTTTGACGCCCATTTGCATGTATTTTGGGAGATATTCGAACATCAACTGAATGCGAGAAAGGATTTCTCTCGCTTGCATCATCTTGTTGGCTAGAATTGCTACGTTGAAGTTCTCGGTGAAAAGAATTTTCCAAAGCATGTAAGCTGCCACAGTGGTTGTTTTACCAACCTGACGAGGCATTTTACAAATTACGTATCTATTTGCCTCGAAGGCAAGGACCATTTCCTCTTGGAACTCCCAAAGTTGGAAGTGCACAAGACCTTTATCGACGTTTACAATTTTGCAGTAGTTTTTGATAAAGTAAATTGGATCTTTGGAACACTTGACATATTCAGATAGCTCAAGTGGACTCCATTGTATAGGTACGTTTGCTCTTTTTAGATTCGGATTGCCGAGATAGGTTTCTGACATTACTCTTCTGACTTCATATCTTTTAACATTTTCTGTAATTCAGCTGTAGAACCGACAAAAAGATTGTTTGTTACGTTTTTTGTTTCTTCTGTCTGTCCAAGAATATCTTTTTTCTTTTTACTCAATTCCAAAAGGTCTTTGTTTGCTTGGGTCAATGAATTTATAAGGGTTGCAACAACCTCAAATGCTCTTGGATGTTGAGATTGATCAGCGATCTCAACCATTCGGTTTAGTGCTTCTTGACCGTTCATTAATATACCGTGTAGATTTGCTCTTGCAACATCAAAATCTTCTTCTGCTTGAGAAGGAACAGAGGCTACGATATCATTTCCAATTGGAACAAGATCAAGAGCTCTTTGTAATTTATCATTATCCATATTAAGCCTCTTCAAATTGGATTATAAATCCGTAATCATCGTCAACTGTTATCTCGTCAATAGAAACGCTCAACGAAGAATTTGATGTTGGTGAACCATTAGCCAATAAACCTGGTTTTATTGTTACATATTCTAGAGTTGCTGTATTTCCAATACCTTCCGCGATTGTATTTGTGGTTGGTATTTTGATGTTTGTTGTAGCAATCTTGATGACTTTTTGCTTCTTGACTGGACCAAAAATGTAACCCTTTAGAACAAAGCTCAAGTTCCAAATAAGAGTTTTTCTTTCTATGAAATTGCCTTCATAAAGATCTTGCATTTCAACAGCATCAAGAATGACTGGGATATCGTACTTAATATCAAGTTCTGGAACAAGATTTAAAGTTGTTGTCCACTCTGGTGTGAAGAAAGGGAGTATTTGCTCTAGGATTCTATTACCATCTTCGGCGTTCTTTACCATAATATTCAAATTAAGAAATATGTTATATGGCACTGGATTATACTGATATTTTTGTAAATCTTTAGAAGAAGATGTAACTGATGCAAATCTATTGACTGTGTTCAACTTTCTAGTTGAATCATATTCCATTCCAGTTATTTCAAATGACATAATTGGTAGCTGCATAGCTACTGGACGATTTAGGTTTGGATCGCCTTGCAACCTTGACAACATTTTTTCTTTTGGCGCATATGTCAAAGGAATCTTTAGTGTCTGGACTGTTTCGCCATCAGCATTTGTTCTGTTGATGTAAACGTCGTTGAACAGAGTGCCAAACAGTATAATGTATTTTCTGATGGTACCATAATACCAAGTTTGATTGAACATTAATATGTTCCTCCCTCTGAGAATGGATCTTTCTCAGAAAAGTCTATAAAATCATTACCCTCTGTTTGGATTTCGCTGTTGTCAGCAAAAATATCCCCAGCTTGGGTGTCTATATCATAACCAGATTGAACGATTGGGAAACCATCAAAGTCTGTGAGTATTTTACCATC